TAGTTCTCTAATGCTTCTTGCTGATCTGCAATAGCACTGTCATGTGCGTCTAACTGTGCCTGTGTTGGTCCAGATCCAGAAGAAAATGTATTTAAATTACAACTAAAGTTTTCTCCCCACACTCTTGGATTTCCAGCATAGTCACACCCTGCACCAGTCATCCCACCAGGAATTGTCCATCCAAGATGATAAGATCCTGGGCCTCCTCCGTTATACCACCATATCTCTACATCTAGAGTCTTGTCTTCGCTTACATCATATGTTGGGGACCAAGCACTCCATCTAGCCCCTTGCTCTACCCAGTTATTAACAGCAGGCTGTCCATCAACATACATTCTAAAACCATCATCTGTATATCCAGCAAATGCCACTGTTGTAAACCATGAAGGAACTGTTATTTGTCCACTAAATTTAACTATAATATTTTCATATCTATCGCAAACTGGTAGGTTCATTGAGTTTGATCTAGAAGTGCCCGTACATACAACAGATCCAGGGACTGCTGAATTTCCGCTTCTTAATAGATTATAAACTGTATAGGAAAGCCCTGATCCTCCAGCAGATTGAAGATTTGACAATGTGGTTTGAACATTTATGTTGGCTATATCAAGTGCATCCTGTGCATCGTTCTTGTCTTGAAGGGCATTGTCTTTATTCTCAAGAGCAAGTGCTACTGTGGCTGTCTGCCCATCTACGTTGGAATATGCAAGATCTTTTGCTTCTAATGCTAGTCTTTCTGCCTCTACTGCATCATCATAGTTTGTAATTGCAGTATTTCTGATATCCCGCAGATTTTTGGCATACATAAACTTGTTTTCTGCTATGTCAATGATATTTATTAGACCATCTTTATAGTCTAATTTGTCTACTGCGCTATTAAGTTCTTGTATTTGCATCGCTGCAACTGTTAATGGATCATCAGAATTACCCTGAAATGGTGACATAAAAAGCCATCCAAAAGCAAGGAATACTGCTATGAACATGCGAAATAATTTATTCAAGTGGGGGCCTCTCATTATCCTTATTATATCAAACTATTCAGTTAGACATAAAATATAACAAAAAAGGGAGCCAAATTAATGGCTCCCTCAGTTGTTGGATTAATTACTTAATGTACTTAATCTTAGCCTTTGGATTCTTTGCATTCCACTGCTTTGCAAGCGCATTGAAAGCATCCTTGATTGACTTAAGTGCTACAGCGTTATCTGCAGTCAACTTAGCAATCTGTGCATCCTTAGCAACAAGTGCTGCATCAGAAGCAACCTTTGCATCAGCAAGAGCCTTAGCAGAAGCAGCCTTTTCAGCAGCAAGATCTGTTGCAGCCTTTGCATTTGCAGTTGCTAGAGCAGCCTCTGCTGCTGCCTTAGCAGCAAGAGCAGCATCCTTAGCAGCAACCTGTGCAGCAAGTTCTGATACTAGATCACGAACTGCAATCTCTGCAAATGGTGCAAGAGTTGGTGCAGTCAAGCCCACTACTGAACCTGAAACAGCATCAGAAGATGTTGTTGGAGCAAATGTAATAAGTGAACGTGTACCAGTTGTTGGAAGTGTTGCCTTGAATGTAGCAACTCCAAAATCTGAAAGTGTAGCACCAGTTGTTGCTGTTGCTGAATCTAGTACTGCTGTTGCAGCAAATACTGTTGCAGTAAGTGACTTACCAGAAACCTTGTTTCCAAATACGTCTGTTGCTGCAACTGTGATGTCCTGCTTTGTACCAGCAGCACCAGCAGAAGGAGCAGTTACTGTTAGATTATTAATCTTACCAGCAGTACCCTGTACATAGTATGTAAGAGTTGTTCCACCATTTGTGATTACAACTGTACCAATTGCTGTGGTCTTTGTGTATACCCAAAATGTTGCAGTTGTTCCTGTACCAGTTGCAACTGTCAAAGATGATGATCCTGATGTTGCGCCAACTGGTGCAGCAGTTGTGTGTAGTGCAGATACGATTGTTGCATTTGTTGCTGAAACAGCAACGTTTGTTCCCATGTCAACTGTTGCGACAAACTTTAGTGCATCAGCAGAATCTACTGAGTTGTCTGCTGGAACTGGCAATGATGCAGGTGTTGCAATTGAATTTGCTGTAGTGTTTGCTACAGAATCCAATGATACAGCAACTGTCATTACCGCAGCACTTGCAGGTGTTGCTACCATTGTGCCCAAAGTCATGGCTGCAACCAGACCTAGAGCAATCTTCTTAAATGAATTCATTTTTCTCCTTGTTTGATTAAATTAGTTTGTATTCATCTAGGAAATCTCTGATATCTTCAGGAATTTCCCTAGTTTCTAATTCTACCATATCCCTTTGCTTCTGTGCAAGTCGGGATGCAGTAGACCAGGTATGGATCTCAATTTCTAGATTAGAGTCCTTGCTGGTATGGGATATTGCTCCAAATACCGCCCCACAAACGGCATCTGCCAAGTCCTTAGATTTCTTGCGTGGGTGGTCAACCTTATTATTTCTCATAATTTTAAGTTCACTCATCTCATCAAGCAATAAAGGAATCATTGGCATAGCAACTCTTTCTTCATATATCATCATTGCTAAATCTTCATAATGTTTTTTAGCAACAGAAACAGTATCAGTTCTTATACCGACAGCCTTTAATTCATTTTGAATATCAAAAGACTGCCATCTATCGAACGATACCATTCCAATATTAAATCCTTCTCTACGAAGGTTTTGTATCCATAGTTTTACTTCAGATAAATTTACAGGGCCTTCTATCTTTGGCTCCCACCAAGCAACCGCATCAACAATTACAATTGGTGCTACCTGCTCATAATCTTTAATTACCTGAATATTAACCCATTTATCAACATGTGCAATTGCAACCGCACACTTATCGTGCTTTTGTGCAAGGTCAGCATGAACATAATAAACTTTATCTGGATCTGGTGTAAATGCTGGATCAAATCTTCTATGACTATCCACAGGATTTCTTAAGGTCATACATCTTTCTAGTTTATCTTTTTGTTTAAAGAAAGCATCAGATGAGTATGTCGGGGTACAAAGGAAGCGCATCATTGCATCCCCCATATCCTTAAAGAAAGACATCTTAAAGTCTTCAATACTTCTAGTAGGGTTTACTTCCCATGTAGGTCTTTTAAGGGCATATACCCTTGGTATTTTGTATGAAATAATTTGATCTTCTTCCCATACAATTTCAAGTTGGTTATCTGGATTATCTTCTGGTAGATCAGGATTAATAATATAGGTATGTCTACGCTCTATTACTTCTTTATCCATGATTACATCGTCATACCGCTTTGAAATAAAGTCACCCTGATAGCGTGGGAATGAAAGAAGAACAACCTTTCCAAGGTCTGGGAAACGAGAGTCTACGGTACCACTAAATGCTTTATAAATGTTTTCAGCAGTCTTGCCTTGATCATTTCCTGTTCCTACTTCAGATGCAAAGCCAGAGATTTCATCAAGAACTGCCATAAGTAAGTTCAAACCCTCATGCGATTCACGCTCTGAGTGACCAGAGTAAACAGTAATTGCCTTATCAAATTCAATTGAGTCAGCCTTTGGATTGTATTTTCCAGCAAACCAAGGAGACTTCTCAATCTTAGTTTTAAAGCCTTTAAAGAAAACGTTTTTAGCCTGTTGAGCGTTTACTGCAACGTTAATAATATCTATCGCATCTCCGCTTGGCTTACCAAAATATTTTGCAGGGTCTTTAAGGCATAATAATTTATAAACAACATAGGCACAGGCAACAGTAGAAACAAAGTCTTTTCCACTACCCTTTCCTAATTGAAGGATAATTTCATTTTTTGTATACTTATTATAATATTTTTCGCCTTCTATGCTACCCATTAACTCTTGAAGGTCTTCCTTCTTGTATATCTGGCTCATAGCCTCTACAATATCGTATTGAATTACGGATAAAGAGGGTTGTCCCAGAAAGTCTGGAGATTCAACAAATGTCTTTGCATCTACTGGTGTTTCATCAAAGTTATTTTCCTTTAATACTTCAAGGAAATCATTGAACATTGTGGACAACTGTAATCACTTCTCCTTCTTTTGCAACTGCTGAAAGCCTTTGCATAATAAGGTCACGTACTTCAGGATGAGAAGAAGCAATGTCTCTTAAGATACCAACAAGTATTTCTTGTCTCTTTTCAATTGCCACAATCTCTTCAGCCAACTCTTTATTTTCAAGAAGTCCAGCCTTTTGTAGCATATCAATTCTACGTGCTTCAATATCCATTACTAACTTAATTGCAGTGGTCTTTGCTGTAAGATTAGCAGTTGTATTTGCATCCTCAATAACTTCATATGCCTGAGTAATTAATTTACTATAGTGTGCGTCAGCAGAGGCAAGTGCTTCTTTGGCTCGTGCACGAATAGCATCATTAGCAGATGCCATGACCTTCCATTCATTAAGAAGTTCAACAACTTTTGTTCGTGGCATTGTAAGATGCTTTGCAATTTTGGTAGGATCATTGCCCTTTAAATATTCTTCAACTACACGATTAACCTCGTCAAGGTGTTTTACT